CCTGGGCTCTGCCCGACACTCCGGAAAAGATGACCGAACTCAAAGCCTGGTTCAGCCAGCCACGACCCTTGGGCCCCGACGCCGAGAATGTCACAGATGTGTTATACCCCTTGCTGGGCGATGATGCATTGTTTGATCAACTTGCAGCCATGGCCGCGGAAGACCCTGACGCAGATTCTGTGCCCATGGTGCAGGCCTGGGTCATTCGCAACAAAGATCAGAGCCCCGAACTGAGTGAACTGGCAGCAAGTTTTGAAACTACAGCACCTGCTGCTCCGCCTGCTCCTGAGGCACCGACACCCCCGGCAGCACCTGCTCCAGCACAACCACCTGTGGCAGAAGGCGACAATCTTGAGACCTTTGAAGACATCATCCGCTTGTCTGGCGCACCTATCAACGAAAATGTGCTGAATGATTCTGGATCCACACTAGATTACATCATAAAAACATACCAACGTGATGTCAAGGACTTTGTGCAAAACGGTGACATGAGTGAACCGCTGTATGATGCATTGTATGATTACTATCAGGATGACATGCCGTACGGCGTTAAAAAAGCTCGCACCGGTGATCCGTTTGAATGGGTCGGCCAGCGATTCTATGATGATCTACAGGGCTCGGACATGGTTGATGAGGATCGCCCACGGTCCAAACAGATGCGCCGGATGCCTCCAGGCGGTTACTCAGTAACGAATACAGAAATTGATCCAGATGCGCGCCGTGTTGCAGGTGTTGATCTAACTCAGAATCCAGAAATGACAATTGGTCTTGATGAACCTCAATGGGATTATACATCCATACAACCAACAAACCCAGCAGCAACGGATATGTCTACTCACACGCAAGATCAAAGAGACAGGCTGCTGCGTATAGCCGGCGATGAACCCATGGACGAGTGCAACTATACCATGGAAAACAAGTATTGCCCTGTGCATGGTCTTGAGGAATGCTATGGACAAGGTGTTTACGAATCTGAACTGGCAAGAATAAAATTACTGAGTTTGCTCAAATAACATAAATAAACTTGACACTGAGACAAGAAGCGCATATACTGCAAGGGTGTTTGCGCTTTTTCATTTGTGGCACAGGCAACACAATCTAAATCATTAGATAGGCATTTAACATAGGCAACTTTATAGGAGAAACAACTATGGCAACTTTAGCAGAAATCAGAGCACGACTACAGGCAGCAGAGAGCAAAGGCAAATCCGGTGGCAGCGGTGGAGACAATCCCATATACCCACACTGGAACATGGAAGAAGGCCAATCCGCAACTGTCCGATTCTTACCGGACGCAAACTCTAAAAACACATTCTTCTGGGTGGAACGGGCCATGATCCGACTGCCATTCAACGGCGTCAAAGGAGAGATAGATAGTAAACAGGTCATGGTGCAGGTGCCATGCATGCACATGTGGAACGAAACTTGTCCAATCCTGTCCGAGGTCAGCCCTTGGTTCAAGGATCCCAGTCTTGAAGACATGGGTCGCAAATACTGGAAGAAACGCAGTTATGTGTTCCAGGGCTTTGTGCGTGAGAATCCCATCGCTGATGACAAGACACCGTCTAACCCAATCCGTCGTTTCATCATTGGACCACAGATCTTCACCCTGATCAAGAGTGCGTTGATGGATCCTGAATTGGAAAACTTGCCCACAGACACCATGAGTGGCTTGGACTTCCGTATCACCAAGACACAAAAGGGCGGCTACGCTGACTACAACACTAGTAAGTGGGCTAGAAAAGAATCTGCACTCACTGAAGAAGAACAAGCAGCCATCGAAACACATGGCCTGTTTGACTTGAGCACATTCTTGCCCAAGAAGCCCACTGATGTGGAACTTCGTGTGATGAAAGAAATGTTCGAAGCATCAGTTGATGGCAAGGCATTTGACATGGAGCGTTGGGGTCAATACTTCCGCCCTGCTGGTATGCAAGCACCAGCCGGTGCTGCCGCAGCAGATGTGGACGAGGATGTTCCAGTGGTCAAAACACCAGCAGCCAAAGCACCTGTGGATGCGTTTGACGACGACGATACTCCTGTGGCCTCAGCACCAGTGTCCAAGCCAGCAGAAGGCAACAAAAAGGCCGAGGATATCTTGGCCATGATCCGTAGCCGTCAAAACAAGTCTTAATTGAATATTGCAAGCACCGAAAGGTGCTTGCGTTTATCTATTATGAAATTTTCTTTGGTATTTGAAAATACTGGTGACAGCGTACCTTTTGAGGTAGTGTACAATCATGAGTTGTTTGAGTTTTTTGTAGAGAAATCAATCAATCAAAATCAAAATCAATTCTCAGACAATCAACTGATTGCACAACGAGTCAGCAAGGGGTTGACAGATCTTCACTGGGCACTATCAAATACCAATGAGGTGCTCTATGATCTCGTGGGGATCAACTTTCCACAATCCGACAATCTAGAAACATACCTGGATCAAAGTTTGCTTAATCGTATTCATGCTGAATGGGTATTTTCACAAAATCACAAAGTGCAGGTGCATCAATTGCGATTTAGTCAGAACTCAACGGCTGCTAGATTAGGACAGCAACTGCATGATCAGTTTCCAGATGAGATATCGGAAGCAAGATTAGCAGTGGCCATGCAGCATCTTGGAAGGATTTTTCCATACGAAGATGTTAACACGGCTGTTCATAGATTGGAATCGATATTCACCAGCAACATCGAGTTCAGCGCCGCCAGCAAGTGGCAAGTGTTTGACAATCCTTTTCGAAAAACGTCCATGGTGTCCAATCCGGACTGTATGAACTTCTCGTTTGGATACACTTATGTGGGCCGGCAACTTTATAACAAGTTTGAATATTTTGATATGAATCTTGATTGTGAAGATCATTACAATTACGAGACCTTGGAATACTCGTTCAATCTAAATCTACAACAGCCTGAGACTGTGGCGTTTAGTCCGGAATTCTTAGCATGGTGTGATCGACATGATCGCCGACCCATGGCCAATCAGATTCCTGTTGCCAACATGATTGATCTAGATAAACACTTGACACAGTATCGTAAAATACTTTATAATAACTCACAGGCCGACAACTCTGCCAGCATCATTTTACATTGAAAGAAACTATCATGGGAAAACCATTTGACGTAAGCAAGTTCCGCAAGGAAATCACCAAGTCAATCGAAGGATTGAGCATTGGTTTTAACGATCCCACAGACTGGATCTCCACAGGCAACTATGCCTTGAACTATCTAATTTCGGGCGACTTCAACCGAGGCATTCCCTTGGGTAAAGTCACCGTGTTTGCCGGTGAATCTGGTGCAGGTAAAAGTTACATCTGCTCCGGCAATATCATCAAGAACGCACAGGCGCAGGGCATCTATGTGGTACTGATCGACAGTGAGAACGCACTGGATGAAGACTGGCTCAAAGCCCTGGGTGTGGATACCGGCCAGGACAAGCTGCTTAAACTCAGCATGGCCATGATTGACGATGTGGCCAAAACAATCTCAACATTCATGAGCGACTACAAGGCCTTGCCCGACGGTGAGCGTCCTAAAGTGATGTTTGTGATCGACAGCCTGGGCATGTTGCTTACTCCTACTGATGTGAATCAGTTTGATGCAGGTGAGATGAAGGGTGACCTGGGTCGTAAACCCAAGGCACTTACTAGTCTTGTGCGTAACTGTGTGAACATGTTTGGTTCATACAATGTGGGATTAGTGTGTACCAATCACACATACGCCAGCCAGGACATGTTTGATCCAGACGACAAGATCTCCGGTGGTCAAGGCTTTATCTATGCCAGTTCCATCGTTGTGGCCATGAAAAAACTCAAACTCAAAGAGGACGAGGATGGCAACAAGATCTCGGATGTGATGGGTATCCGTGCTGCTTGCAAGGTCATGAAAACACGCTACTCAAAACCGTTTGAAGGTGTGCAGGTCAAGATTCCTTATGAGACCGGAATGAGTCCTTATTCAGGCATGGTGGATCTCATGGAGAAACGCAATCTCTTAAAGAAAGAAGGCAACAGTCTAGTGTTTGTGACCAGCGATGGTGAGATCATCAAGAAGTTCCGCAAGAAGTGGGAAGCCAATGAAGAAGGCTGTTTGGATCGTGCCATGGCAGACTTTGGCAATCAGAAAACTGAAGTAAGTATCGTTGAGGAGACAGCAGAATGAATGAAGCAGTAGCAGTGGCCAGCGAGATGTGGTCAGAACTCAAGCGTTATGTAAACACAGTGGATCGTGATGAAGCAGCCGAAACAGTGGTGGCCATCCTGATCGACAACGACTGTGATGTGGATGATATCAAGGACACATTCAAAGGTGATGCCGATATCAAACGTGCCCTCACAGCATATCTCGACAACGACAAATCATATGAGGACGAGGATGACGAAGATGTTGAGGAAGAAGAAGATCATCACGCCGACGACTGGGAAAACTAATGTGGTACAGCAAGGTAGTGGCCAACTTGGCGGCCATTCCTGATTTCATAGACCATTACGAAGCAGAGCTTGATGCAGCCAAACGAG